AAGTATCTTAAGGAATTCAAAGATCCAGCAGCTAAGATCGATATCGTCAGTATTCATCCTACTAAATTGTATGGATGTAGTGAGGCGTGGGTCTATGATACTGCTAAGCGTAAACTGCATCATTATGTAGCAGATGATCATGTCAAGACCCTTGGGGTAAAGGGAAATACTTTGCTTGGATTTGATTCTATGAACAGTGAAGTCAAGACCTTGAGGAAACCGGCTGAGCAGATTAAAGCTATTATGGGTAGCAAGCCTGCTGCTAGAAAGTTCTTTAAGGACATCAAAGCGGTTGCGGCTAAGTCTAACGGTAGGTTCAATCCGAACATGGTTATACTCAAGGCGTTCTGATGAACCTATCATCTGATAGTAAACACAAACTAATGCATACTTTTGTTCCTTGGAAAGTTAGTAAAGACTTTGCAGATCCGATGTACAACTACCTTGTGTTTGGATACGCGCCGGGCAGTTGCTTTACTAGTATCCTAGCAAATGATTTTGCAAGGGCAATTCTTGGTAGTCATCCTTTAAATACGGTTGCAGCATTTAAGGCGCTAGTGGGTTGGATGTTTGAAAGTATGCCAAATGTAGCCTACGGTAGCTACGAAGCTGTGGTTAAATGGCAAGAGTTAGATGCGGATCAACGTAGATGTATTTTGGAACAGCACAACTTAGTGTTTACTAGCAAAGAAGAAGTAGTGAAGATTCTAAAAGATGAACGCACAATAGAACCTTTTTTTTATTAAGGAGAGAGAATGAGTAATATTGATTTAACCAAATATAGTGAATTTGTAGAAGCAGTAACCAGCGATACCAGTAATGATCTAACTACATTTATGGATAGGTGTGATCAGTTGGATGGTAATTTTGATTTTGCATTAGACAAGCACGGACCGGATATCAATGTTCCGTTGTTGCTAACTGCTGGATTAGGGTTAGGTAGTGAAGGTGGAGAGTTTCAGGAGATCGTCAAGAAGATTTTCTTTCAGGGTAAACCTCTGAATGAAGAAACGGTTTTTCATATGAAACGTGAATTAGGGGATGTGATTTGGTATTGGATCAATGCTTGTAGGGCGCTTCACCTTGATCCAAACGATGTGATTGCAGAGAACGTAGAAAAGCTGAAGTCACGCTATCCAGGTGGTTCGTTTGATGTGTTTAGTAGTGAGAATCGAAAAGAAGGCGATCTATAAACGGATTAGGCATATTGGTTATCTGATAAATACACTTATAAGGTAACCAATATGTCAACATCGCCAACTGCAAGTATACTATCTACTCCTTCAGGTCTGACTTTAGAGGAACTAAAGCAGTCTTTATTCACTAATATCAGATATCGTTTAGGTGATGGTATTATTGATATTGAGTTAGATCCTCAACATTACGAAGCGGCATATAACTATTCTATAAAAGTATATCGTCAGCGGGCACAAAATGCTACGGCTGAGTCATATACTTTGTTTCGTATAGAGAAAAACATTGACATTTACACGTTACCGCAAGAATTCATCAATGTTAGATCGTTGTTTCGTAGAACTGTAGGATTAGAGACCGGCCCAGGGTCATCCTCATTTGATCCATTCTCAAGTGCTATTCTGAATACGTATTTGCTAAACTATAACTATGCCGGTGGTATGGCAACGTATGACTTTTATGCGGGTTATGTAGAGTTAGCTGCACGTATGTTTGGTGGATACGTTATTTACACATTTGATCCGGTTTCAAAGGTACTTAGGATTGTACGTGATCCAAAAGCATCCGGAGAACACGTATTGATATGGGCAGATGTACAACGTACAGAAGAAATATTGCTGCAAGATCCGGGTGCTGGAGTTTGGATAGGTGATTTTGTGTTAGCAAATCTCAAACTGATTATAGGTGAGGCACGTGAGAAATTCTCTACAATCGTAGGTCCAGGTGGCGGAACAACCTTGAACGGTACTGCTATGAAGGCAGAGGGTAAGGCTGCGATGGAACAATTGATTGATGAGTTGAAACGCTATGTAGATTTTTCCCAGCCGCTGACATGGGTACAAGGTTGATTCTTACTTGGATATACGGGTAACGGACTAAATACAAGTATGAAACACATACTTGTAGATATACTAAAGGAGGATATTACCCGTAATAAATCAGCAACTAAAATGCTGAAAAACACCCACCCAAAACTTTGGGCTGATATATTAAAGGCTACCTCTTTCTTGCCAGATGATGCTAAACCCAAACAGCGGGTTTGGCACATAATCAACGACCGTTATTCTATTGAGATATGTCCTGTAACCAAAGAACCTCTAAGATGGAACGAAAAGGATTACCGAAGATTCTCATCAGTTGAAGCAAAAAACACTGCTATTGGTGAAATCGTTAGTAAAGCAACAACCGGGAAGCACTGGCGACAGAAGGATCCCAAAAAGTCCGAAAAAGCGAATACAAAGTTCTCTGAGGGCTTTCGTGCTGGCAAACACAAACCATGGGAAGACCGCAACAGAGACTACGAAGCAAGTCTTGCTGCGGCTAAGTTAACTTGGATGGAAAAGTATGGAGTAGACAATCCATCTAAACATCCTTCTATAAAACAAAAACTGTCGGACAAAAACAAAGAGTGGCAGGCACTGAACCCAAAAGACAGAACTCTTATGGAAGAATATTACATTGCGATTAGGCTAATCACTAATAGAAGTTGGTATGAACATTTCTACGTCATCAACCCTGAGCGACTACAAAGAAGCAGGGACCTGCATCTTGATCATATATACAGCATAGCAGAAGGTTTTGTCAATAACATCCCTCCCGAAATCATCGGGCATTGGACAAATTTAAGATTACTTCCAAAAATAGAAAATTCAAGTAAGGGTGCTAAATGTCACAAAACAATAGAAGAATTATTTGAGGACTATAATAGGGCAAATTCTAATTGACTTTACTTGACTTTTGTAGTATTATATACATACTAAAGGAGTAGATCAACTATGATTATTGGAATTACGGGACAAATTTCGAGCGGCAAAGACACGATTGCTGACTATCTAGTAACACACAAGGGTTTCAAGCGCATTAGTTTTGCTGGCAGTCTTAAAGATGCAATCTCATCAGTTTTTAGTTGGGAAAGAGAACTACTTGAGGGAACTACCAAAGCCAGTAGAGAATGGCGAGAGCAAGTTGACCAATGGTGGGCAGATCGTTTAGGTATACCTCACTTAACTCCTAGATGGATATTACAGCAATGGGGTACTGATGTTTGTCGCAAGGCATTCCATAATGATATTTGGGTAGCATCAGTGGAAAACAAACTGAGCAAGTCCAAAGAAGATACGGTTATTACTGATTGCAGATTTGCAAACGAAGTGTCCGGAATCAAGAGGGCAGGTGGTATGACTATTAGAGTATCCAGAGGGCCTAATCCAGCTTGGTTCAATGCAGCAGTTGCGTTTAATAAAGGGCCAGATAATCCTTTATATGCAGCAAGCAAAGCAGTATTGGAGAAACTAAATATTCATGCAAGTGAATACAGTAGTGTAGGGTTAGATTATGATCATTATATTGATAACAATTCTACTATAGATGCGTTACATCAATCTATATCTATTATCCTTTAATAGTCGATTTCTAACCCACCGCGTTTCCAATTGACTTCTTTTTTCTTTACCACTTCTACACAGTTCAAGCAGATACTACGTAGATTAGACTGTTGAGAATTCTCTAAATCTCCATCAATATGGAATACTGTGATCTGTGTGCTGAATATGCTTTTAAAGCCACACAGATCACATGCAGTTTTTTTGACATAACCACTTTTTGTCCAATTAGCTTTTCTTGGTTTTAGTTTAGCTTTCTTTCTACCACACACATCGCACATCCCTCGATAGTGTGTAACACCTGCACGGATATAGTTAATAGCGCAATAATTCTGATTGCAAGTTTTGCATATTGGCCTTTTGATGCTCATCACTATACTTATCTCGTACCAGCCTTCGAAGGCACCGCTATTCCTCTATTTTATAAGATTACGCATAAATATTCATATGCAGTTCTAGGTGGTAAACCTTACAATTTTACATAAAGGAAAAGAAAATGTCATTAACATCTCCAGGAGTAGAAGTAACGATCATTGACCAAAGTCAATATCTTCCAGCTCCTACAAGTTCAGTACCGTTAGTAGTAGTGGCCACAGCCCAAAATAAAGCTAATGCCACTGGTATCGGTGTAGCAGTAGCTACAACAGCAGCAAACGCAGGAAAGCTATATCAAGTTACGAGCCAAAGCGATTTAGTAAACTTATATGGTGTACCGTTCTTCTATACAACTACAGATGGTACTCCGATACAGGGTTACGAATTAAATGAATACGGTTTGCTAGCTGCTTATTCAGTATTAGGTCAGACCAATAGATGCTATGTTTTACGTGCTGATATTGATTTAGCCAGTTTAGTTGGACAAACTGGTAGACCTACTGGTGCACCCGAAGATGGTACCTGGTGGTTTGATACCACTACATCAACCTGGGGAATTTATGAGTTCAATGCAACTACCGGCGAGTTTACGTTACAGACCCCATTAGTCATTAGCGATTCTACACTTATATCCGGTGGATTGCCGTTAGACAGTATTGGTAATATTGGTGATTATGCTGTTAATGCTCTTCCACAGACTATTTCCACATCAGCTTATGATCAATTTGGATTCTTTTACAAGACTTCATCTAATACATGGGTACCGATAGGTTCTACCGATTGGATCGATGCATGGCCTACAATTCAAGGAACTGCTTCACCTGCTACATTAACTGCAGGTTCTACATTTACTATTGGTATACAGGGTGCAGCTACTACTACTATCACAGTTCCTGTATCTCCTGACAACACAGTAACAGGTGTAGCCGGAGCGATCAATGCACTTGGATGGACTTGGTTAAATGCTTCTGTATCTAGCGGTAGATTAGTAATTAATTTTATAGAACCTGCAACCAATACTACTGCTGTTAACGAAATAAGTATTGCTACCGGTTCAGGTCCTGTTCTAACAGAATTGGGTATTAGTGTTGCTATTTATTATCAACCGGCATTCATATACGGAACATCAGCACAGATGCCATTATGGACAACTGGACAAACTACTCCTCGTCCTACTGGTTCAGTCTGGATAAAGGTAGGTTCTTCTGGAAACGGATTAAATCCTGCAGTATCTTACTATAACGCTACTACCGCAGTATGGTCTGCTAGAAATACATACCTAGCAAACTCTGATGCTGCGGCATCTGCCGGATTAGATCCTACTGGTGGACAAGCTATTCCAGCAGGTACACTATATGGTGAATTTAACGCTAGTTTTTATGCTTCACAAAGTCCTCTATATATGTGGGAAAGAGCAGTAATAGGACCTACTATAGCTACAGGTAGTGTTACTAACCCAACATTTGATGCTTCTAGTTCAGGTAATATATATGTTACAGTAAGCGTACCTGGTTCTAGCACAGTATCTTCTTCATATACTGTTACTATTACTGATGGAGATGATGCAACCGACTTTGTAACTGCCTGGGCTGCCGAAGATATAACCTATACCACAGCAGCGGTAGTGGGATCAGCTGGTAGTCTATCTATTCAATTGACTCACACTGAAGGTGGGGAGATATACATGAACGACTTTATTAAGCCAGGTTCAGCAAATGCAGGTGAATCTGCGGGTATACTTGATGCTGCAGGATTTATTGCTGATGATACTAGTTTTGTCAAAGTAGGACCTAAGGTTGTGGAAAGTTGGACTGGACTAGTTCCGGATAGTCAGACTGGCGCTGGTACAGGTGCTACTCTTGCTATAAATACAACTGCCGGATTGTATGTATTAGCCGGTACTGGTCTATCTGGTGTAACTGCAGCGGGTACTGGATATGCAGTGGGTGATGAACTAACTATTGATGGAACTCAGTTTGGTGGAACAACCCCTGGTAATGACTTAGTGGTAGTGGTTACAAAGGTAAATGGAAGCGGCGGTGTCCTAAACATAACTTATATTTCAGGTAATGCTCCAGCGCAGTATGGCACTCAGATCAGCAATTGGGTGGCATTAGACTATACTGCTAATGAGGGTGAACCTGTAGTTGCTCCAGCTAACAACACGAATTGGTTCTACTCAGTAGTAGATCAAGTCGATATCATGGTAAACTATAATAGTCAGTGGTATGGATATGGAAATAGGGATTATAATAGCAGCGGTTTCCCGTTACCATCTGGCACAAACACGACTGATCCTGACGGACCAATCATAAGCGCATCAATACCAACTACACAAAGTGACGGTACTACACCATTGGAATACGGTGATCTATGGATTGATACATCTGATCTAGAAATGTATCCTATCATTAGTCGTTGGCAATCAGTAAGTGGAACAGATCAGTGGGTATTGTTAGATAATAGTGATCAGACCGGTTCTACTGGTGTATTGTTTGCTGATGCGCGTTGGGCAACTAACGGTACTACTAATCCAGCAGATGATCCTATACCCTCTATCTCAAGTTTATTGGTCAGCAATTACTTAGATTTAGATGCGCCGACACCGTCAACGTATCCTTCAGGCATGTTACTATTCAACACACGCCGTTCAGGTTACAACGTGAAGCAGTATAGAGTCAACTATTTCAACTCTATAACATTCCCTGATGAGACTTTACCTACAGAAACTTCAGCATGGGTATCTGATAGTGGATTGCAATCAAATGGTGCACCGTATATGGGTCGTAAGGCTCAGCGTAATATGGTAGTTCAGTCATTACGTTCAGTAATTGATACTAATACTGATATTCGTGATGAAGATAACTTCTTCAATCTGATGGCAACTCCTAACTATCCAGAACTACAGCCTAATATGGTTGTGTTGAATGCAGATCGCGGAGAGACTGGTTATATCATAGGTGATACACCAATGAGATTACCGGCTGATGCTACTGCTATTCAAGCGTGGGCAACTAACGCAGCAGGTGCAACAAGCACCGGTGAAGAAGGTTGTGTGACTCGTAACACTTATCTAGGATTGTTCTACCCAAGTGGTATAACATCAGACCTTGGTGGTAACTTAGTTGCTGTCCCATCATCACACATGATGTTACGCACATTCTTGCATAATGATTCAGTAAGTTATCCTTGGTTAGCGGCTGCTGGTACTCGCCGTGGTACTATCGATAATGCTACTAATATCGGTTATTTAGATTCTGCAACCGGTGAATTTATTACTATCAAAACACGTGTAGGAATCAGAGATGTTCTATACATCAACTTCATCAACCCAATGGTATTCTTCACTGGTATTGGTCTGTTGAATTATGGTAACAAGACAAGTTTCAATTCACAAAGTGCATTAGATAGAACTAACGTGGCTCGTTTAGTTGCTTATATACGTAGACAGTTGACGATAGCAGCTAGACCGTTCGTTTTCGAACCAAATGATTCTATAACTAGGAAACAGATTGCTGCTGTAGTACAGTCATTGTTTATTGACTTAGTAGCAAAACGTGGTATTTACGATTATATTGTGGTCTGTGATGAATCAAATAACACACCTGCAAGAATTGATAGAAGTGAATTGTGGATTGATGTTGCGATAGAGCCAGTGAAAGCTGCTGAATTTATCTACATCCCAGTTCGTATCTTGAACACAGGCGGAATAGCAGCATTGTAAGAATGAGCCCCGGGGTAAATCCCCGGGGACAACGATAAATAAGATTAACAGGAGAAAGAAAAATGGCAACAGCCTCACAATCATTATTCAACATGACAGTAGCATCTGATAATGCCGGTGGCAATCAGGGCTTGTTGATGCCTAAACTGCAATTTAGATTTAGAGTCAACTTTATAAACTTTGGTGTTGATTCAGCAGGTGGAATGCAATTGACAAAGCAAGTAATAGATTGCTCACGTCCAAATGTATCCTTTGCTGAAATTACATTACCAATCTACAACTCAACTATGTATCTATCTGGTAAGCATACTTGGTCACCAATGACGGTTAATATCCGTGATGATGCTTCTGGTACAGTTTCCAGAGCAGTTGGTCAACAGATACAAAAGCAAATGGACTTTGTGGAACAAGCTAGTGCTGCTACAGGACAAGATTACAAGTTCCAAACTAACGTTGAGATTCTTGATGGTGGTAACGGAGCTGCTGCCCCTTCAGTATTAGAAACTTGGGAACTGTATGGATGTTTTGTGCAGACTGCAAACTACAATACATTGAATTACGCAACTAACGAAGCAGTAACTATTGCATTGACATTGCGATACGACAATGCTATACAAAGCCCAATTGGTTCTGGTGTAGGTGCAACTGTTGGACGTGCCTTAGGTGGTGCTTCAGCTACAGGCATCGGCTCTGGACAAGGTTAAAAAGTAAAGAAAATCTAGTTCATGGCTGGATTTTTCCAAGACTTGCTAAACGGAGCTGCCGGAACCTTTTTCGGCAGCGACTACCTTCGTGATTATACCCATGCTTCTAAAACGTTTAGGACTAATGCATATCAATATGCTCCTAAATTAAAGTTTCTATTTCATGTATATTTCGATATCAATACAGAAGCATATGCGCAAAATGAAAACAATGGTAACAATTTTGCGTTAGCAGTAAAGACTATCAAGTTACCTTCTTTCTCTTTTGATACTCATGTACTTAATCAGTATAATCGTAAACGGATTGTACAGACTAAAATAAAATATGACCCCATATCTATTTCATTTCACGATGATAATGGTGGTTCAGTCAGTAGCACTACTTCAGGTGGCATGATTAGAAGATTATGGCAAGCCTATTATAATTATTATTATTATGATGGTCAAAATGCCAGCGTAGTATTTTCAGGTGCTAGAGGATCTTCTACAAATACTTCAACGGTAGGTGGAGGAGCACAGGCTACCCCAACATTAGCCGAATATAATAATAGAAATCAATATAGCCCTTCTATAACTAATAACGCAAGTTGGGGATATAATAGTCAACCTGTGTTGTCAAACCCAACAGGAGTCAAAGTACCTTTCTTTAAAAATATAACTGTGTTTGGATTCAATCAACATAATTGGGCATCATATACGTTGATAAATCCAATCATTACTAAATTCGATCACGATACTTACAGTTATGCAGAAAGTACCGGCACTATGGAAAATAAGATGGATATCAATTACGAGACCGTCTTATATAATACCGGAGCATTATCAGGTAATGCTCCTGGTAATCAAGTTCCAGGATTTGGTAGTGATGCTAATTATGATAGAACACTTAGCCCTATAGCCAGACCAGGTTCAAATGCTACCATATTAGGTCAAGGCGGATTAGTTGATGGAGCAAATGGAGTAGTCAGCGCATTACTTAATAGGGGTGATATTATAGGTGCAATTCAAGCTGCTGGTACTACTTATAATACTTTCTCAAACCCTCAAACCAATCTATCATCGATTATTAAATCAGAAGTAACCGCAGGTTTAGGTAAAGCAATAACAGACGGTGCATCAGTAACTAGAAACGTCCGTGTGAATATACCTATATATGGGGCTTCACCTAACAATCAAGGTTCTGCCGGTGCACCACAAGGTACTGCAACAGCACCACAACCAATTGGTGATACTACTAATGCAGGAACAACTAACCCATAAAAGATTATGCCACAAATAATAGACAATAGAAATTCGTTAGATAAAACTATCAAGATTTTTGATGCATTCTATAATCTCGACCTTATCATCAATCCAA